ATCGCAAGCACAAGCTACAACTGCAATAGATTTTTTAAATGACAGAGTTGATGATTCAAATTCATTTGACTTCCAATTACCAAACGAAAGCTCAACACGAAAGTTTGTTTGTGATTCCTTTCCTAGAACTATTCCATTCTTAAATAGAATTAAATTAACTTGTGTATTTCGTGAGGTATTTGAGGCGTAATGGCAATACCCTTTTCAGAATTAAATAAAATTAACCCAAGTTCGATTATTGAACTATTTGAATTACAACTAACTGTTGGTGTTCATGTGCCTTCACCAAATTCTCAAAACTTACCGACTATATATAGGTTTCACGCTGGAGCAAATCTCAACAACTTTGGTGAAATTAAATACTTACAAAATTCTTACCAAAGAGTAGCTGTTCAAGCCGAAGGGTTTGAAAGAAAGAGCACTGGTACCATTCCTAGGCCAACAATGACTTTTTCTAATTTAGGCGGTATAAACTATAGTCCGAGTGGTGCAACTATTACTATGACTGATTTCTTACAAATAATTAATTTAGTAACACCAAACAATGACTTACTCGGAGCAACAATTACCAGATTAATGCCTTTAGCTTCTTCTTTAGATACAACAAATTTTACTTCAGGTGTAAACCCATTTAATTCATCAGTTGGATCGTCTGGTCTTGCTGACAGGTTGCGTGATGAGATATTTGTTATTGATAGAAAAGCTATTGAAAGTAGACAGATTGTTCAATTTGAATTGACAGGTGCAAATGATTTAGAAAACAAGAGAATACCACAACGAGTTGTCACAAGAAAACTTTTTCCTGCTGTTGGTACGTTTACCTGATGAATACATACACTTGGTCTAAAGATGCATTTGAACACGCTATTGAATGTGGTGTTGAAGAATCCTGTGGATTAATTTTAGATATTGATGGTATCGAAACTTATTGGAAATGCAAGAATATATCTAAATCATATAAAACTGAATCTTTTGTCATAGATCCTATTGATTATGCAGACGGTGAAGATCAAGGAGAGGTTTTAGGAATTGTACATAGTCATCCTCAAGGTGAGCTTATTTTTAGTCATGCTGATAGACTTAGTTGTAAATTTAACGATTTACCTTTTTATCTTGTAGATCCCAAATCTGAATCTATTATTGTTTTATACCCATCTGAAATAAATGATTAATTTAAAAATTTATGGCAGATTAAGAAAATTCATAGGAAAGTCCAGCTTTGAAATAGAAGCTAATAGTCCACGCAAAGCTTTTAATTTTTTAATAGCAAATTATGAAAATGTAGAAGATCATATTAAAGATCAAGAATATTGTATTCTTGTCGGTGGTGTAAAAATTAATAAAGATATGTTAGACATGCAAATAGAAAGTGACGTAAAGATAATACCTGTAGTACATGGTAATATTGGGCCACTTTTATCTTTAGTTTTTGGAGGATTTAGTTTATTTGCAGCCCAACAAACTGCTATTTTCGGATTTACTATAGGTGTAAAATTAGCAGGTTTTTTAACGAATTTAGGAATAGGATTTTTACTTCAAGGAATATCACAATTTTTTACTCCTTCTCCTCCTTCTGCTGGTCGAGAAGATCCTAGAGATCAAAGTTTTGTATTTTCTGGCCTTTTAAATAATACAAAACAGGGTGTACCTATTAATATTGTTTATGGGGAGACATTAATTGGCAGTACAGTAGTAAGTAGTTCTGTTGATACTTTTCAATATGTGTCTGAGGATTTTGATGATTAGTATTTTTAATTAAATGGTTTTTGATCGCAGAGAAATTACTGATGCATCTTTAGAATCAGGTGTACTTAAATCTATTGATTTTGGTTTAATAGTTGATTGTCTTTGCGAAGGACAAATAGAAGGCTCTGCATCTGCAAGTAAAGCAAGAATAACAGATAAAAGTTTAGCTTCTTATAGAAATGCTTTTTTAAAAGATTTATTTTTAAACAAAATACCTGTTTTAAAAGCAACTGCAAGTAACACAAATCCATCAGAAAGTGATTTTAATTTTGATATAAAACCAAGTAGTCATGATGATAGATTAAGTTTTAATTTTCAAGATGGCACTGCAAATAACAAAGTTCTTCTTGCTGCAAATCAACAAACATTTCCAATTCCATTGGCACCACTTCCAGCAGATAGACAACTTAATCATCCAGCAGGAGGTTCGGCAACAGTAAGATCAGTATCAATAACAAACCCAAATGTTGATGCTGTACAGGTTAAGATAAAGTTTGATCAATTCTTTAGAATAAGTTCAAGAAGTGGAAATAGAAAAGCTACCGCAGCAAGAATTCTTATAAAAATTAATCCTAATAATCATACTGGTAATCCAATTCTTGTCATAAATCAACTCATTGAAGGTAAAAGTTTTAATGCTTATAATGTTGACTTTGGCATAAATTTTACAACTGTAACTGGCTTTAATAAAACCACTGGAAGTTCCTCGTCTTTTTTTCCTGTTACTGTTAGTGCAGAAAGATTTGATGAAGAAGGTGATGGAACGAGAGTATTTAATATAGCAAGACTAGAACAAGTAAGAGCAATAATACGTCAACAAAATAATTATCCACATATTGCATATTCAACCTTAAGATTTTCATCAGAATTATTTTCATCTGCTCCATTAAGAACTTTTAGGATCAGAGGGAAACTAATAAAAATTCCACATAATGCGACTGTTGATTACTCCAATGGAAGATTAACTTATAGCGGTAACTTTAATGGTACTTTTAAAGTTGCTAAGGAGTGGTGTAGCGACCCCGCTTGGGTTTTATATGACTTGTTAATTAAACAGGCAGATAGAAACACAGATGAACAATATGGTGCGGACATACCAGAATCAAGTTTAGATGTTTTTAGCTTTTTTAAAGTTAGTAAATATTGTAATCAGCTAGTGAGTACTGATGATGGAACTCAGGAACCACGTTTTTCTATAAATGCAAATATACAGAATAGAAAGGATGCAATGGAAGTTATCAGAGATATTTGTACAGTATTTAATGGAATTCCTTTTTATGAAGAGGGAACAATTAAAATCGCACAAGACGCTCCAAAAGATATAGATAATCCAACTGCAATTAGTTTTGATTATGTCTTTAATAATGCAAATGTTGTAAATGGTTCTTTTGTGTATTCTGGTTCGTCTTCTAAAACTAGGTTTAATGTAATAAATGTATCTTTCTTAAATCTTGATACACAGGAAGTTGATTATGAAACTGTTCAAGATACTGTTTCTCAGTCAAAATACGGTATTCAAACTAAAAATATAAATTCTTTTGGAGTGACTTCAAGGAGTCAAGCTGCAAGAGTTGGTAGATGGTTTTTAGTAACACAACAGGATCAAACGGAAACTTGTACATTTGAAACAAATATAGCTGCTGGTTCTGTGATAACTATAGGTAGTATTATTGGTATCGCAGATAGAGTCAAAGCTGCATCAAGAATAGGAGGAATTGTTAAGAGTGCTACTCAAAGTGCCATTACTATTGATAATGCTTCAGCAACTAATTTACCTAATCTTTCCAGCAGCCCAACAATAAGTTGTATGCTCAGTGATGGTACAGTTGAGACAAAAACTATTTCAGGATATTCAGGAAATATAGTTTATGTAAATAATGACAATTTTACATCTGCTCCAGTAGAGAATAGTCCTTACTTATTAGAGGAAACAAACTTAAAAGCATTACCATTTAGGGTTGTTGATATAAAAGAAAATAAAAATAAAACATATACTATCTCTTCTGTAAATTACAACCCTAATAAATATAATGTTGTTGATAATGAAGGAACGACATTACCTCCAAGACCAAGTTCTTCTGTTGTAACAAAATTACTTGATCCTCCCTTCATTAAGGATGGAGCAATAGAAGAAAAGATAATTGTAGATAATGGATTGGCAAATACAATATTATTTATTGATTGGGAGCCAGTAACAGGAGCATCAGGTTATCATTTAATTTATAGAAAAGATAGTGAAGAACCTGTTGTTGTAAAGACTCAACTTACTGAACATGAAATAATTAATTCTGGTGCTGGTAGCTATGAAATTAAAATTTATACAATTAACGCATTAGGACAGAGAAGCACTTATCCCACAACAAAAGATTTTAATACTCTTGGTTTTACAGAACCACCAGAAACACCAACAAATTTAAGAGTAGAAGCTTTGAGTAATACTCAAGTAAAATTAACATGGGATAAAGCTCTTGCAACAGATGTATTATTTAATGGATTTTGTATTTTAAGACATTCAGTAAAAACAATATCTCAAGGTGCTATTTTCGCTGATTCACAAGATATGAACATAGACATTACTGGATCTACTACTGAAATTATTGCACCAGCAATAGAAGGAACTTATAGCTTGAAATTTCAAGATGCCACTGAAAATGTTTCAGTAAACGCTGCACAGGTAGAATTTAATTTTGCAGAAATATCAGATGAATTATTAATTAAAGAACAACGTGAAGATACATCTTTTAGTGGTAATAAACCTAATGGTCATTTACAGGTAGTGTCTAATAAATTACAACTTACAAATCCTGCCACATCCTTAACGGGTACTTATGAATTTGCATCTGTTTTTGATTTAGGAGCACAATATTCAAATATAAGACTTCAAAGACATATAGATGCACAGGGTTTTCTTGTATCAGGCGACTTTGATTCTGTTACAGATGTTGATGCATTGCGTCTTTTTGATGGAGAGGGATCAGAAAAGATAAAATCTTTATTACAAGTGCAAGTATCTAATGATAATGTAACTTATTCTGCAAAACAAAATTTAACTAATAATGCTTTTGTAGGAAGATATTTTAAATTTACGAGTGAAATAACTTCCGTAAGTGCTAATGACAATATGAGTATAAGTGAATTAGGTTTTAAAGCTTTTCTTCCTGCACGAATTGAAAATAAATATCAACAAGGTGGGGCAGGAGGTACTGTTGTATCTACACCTCAACAATCAACCACAAATGCCAATGGAAAAGATATTGTATTTGCTAATAGATTTTTCACTGGTACGACAAATATAGGAGGATCAACAACTACTTTCCTACCTTCAATAGCAATAGCACCTGAGAATATGCCTGCGGGAGCTTCTTTTGCTTTGTCTAATATCACGGGCACAGGATTTACAGTTATATTTACAAATACATCAGGAAATGTAATAGATGTTAAATTTACGTTTCAAGCATTAGGATATGGAAAAGGAGTTTAATTAAATGGTCAGAGTTAATTCTACTACTAAAGAATCTACAACAAATTTTTCACCAGCTAACGGTACTGGTTTAGCAGTAAGAACAGCTATAAAAGATATTCTTGAAGCTTTAAGAACAGTTAATAGTGATACAGGAGATCCTAGTGGGTCAGCTAATTTAGCTGCCTATCAAATGCATATAAATACTACAAATGAATCATCTAATGAGGCTATATTAAAAATTAGGAATGGTACGAATACAGGTTTTGTTGAAATAGGTAATGTTTTAGATACTAATTTAGGTTTGCTATCAAAAAGTGGTGGTGTTATGACAGGTGTCTTACAAGCTTCTGCTGGAAGTGTATCTGCACCTTCACTTAACTTTGGAGACAGTACCACTGGTTTTTATAGATCAGGTTCAAATATTCTTAATGTAAGTTGTGGTAATACAGATGTTTTTGAATTTACAAATAACAACAGTATTTCAAAGCAAGATTTAACTGTAAGTAAAATTGATAATGATAATGCCGTTTTAAATATAGTTACTAATACTAATAATAAATCTGCTCATATTGACCTTGTAACCTCTACTCAAGCAACTAATCCAGTTGGCTTTGATTTTGGATTTAGATTGCTACGAGAAGGTGGTGTTAATGGTAATTCTTTAATACATCATAGATCTGACTCTACTACTGCTCAAAATTTAGTCATAAATTCTCAGGCTAGAAGTAGTGGTGGAATATTATTTCAAACTGGTGGTACACCTCATACAAATCCATTGTCAGAAGTAGCCTCTAAAACAAGATTAGCCATATTACATAATGGAGGAATATTTGCTGGTAAAGCTGTTACTGACGATCCTGTGTCTGCCACAGGAAATGTTGGAAATGGTATAAAATTTGTTACTGCAAGTGCTACTGAGGAATATGGTTCATTTTGCTTAGCTGCAAACGCTAAAGATATTGTTGGAATATTTAATCGAACACAAACTACTGGGACAATACTTGAATTTAAATATAATGGATCAACTATTGTTGGAGGTGTTTCTACAAATGGAAGTACAACAAATTATAATCAAAGTTCAGATTATAGATTAAAACAAGATATCAATAATATTGATGATGCTATAACAAAAATAAAGACATTAAGACCCATTACTTTTAGATGGAAAAATAATGTTGATATTGGTTATGAAAATGGTTTTATTGCACATGAAGTTCAAGAAACAGGACATTATAATCAACTAGTAAATGGGGTTAAAGATGGAACTGATTATCAAGGATTAGATTATAGTAAATTCACTCCGATGCTAGTTGCAGCATTACAGGAGGCAGTTGCTAAAATAGAGACATTAGAAGCTAAAGTGGCTGCTCTTGAGGCTTAACAATGACCGCTAAAACTGCTGTTAAAAACTTTACGATCCAACGTAGAGCAGACTTTCCCATGCGTCTCATATTTAAAGATGCCAATGGTACTGCTGTTAACATTACTGGTTTTACGGTTGCAGCACAGGTCTGGAACGATGATCGCAGTACAAAATTTGCTGATTTTTCTGTTACCTATACCGATAGAGCCAATGGAACAGTGGATTTAAAATTAAGTGATACTGATACTGCTAACTTTTCTGTCAATATACTTAGATATGATGTTTTGTTAACAGATCCCAGTGGAGATAAAATGTATTATTTAGAAGGTACACTATTTGTAAGTCAAGGTTACACAACATGAGTTCATCAAATCCTATAACCATTGTAGAAATCGTTACTCAAGGACCACAAGGCCCGCAAGGAGCAGATGGAGCTCAGGGGCCACAAGGTGAAGGTTCTGCAACAGTAGCAATAGGGACAGTAACCACAGGCAACGCTGGTTCTTCTGCAACAGTTACTAATGTCGGTACTACAACAGCAGCAACTTTAGACTTTACAATACCTAGAGGAGATACTGGAGCCACTGGAAGTCAGGGAATACAGGGTGTAGCTGGAAATGATGGTTCAGATGGTGCGGCTGCAACAATATCAGTAGGTTCTACTACAACGGGTAATGCTGGAACTAATGCGTCAGTTACAAACACTGGAACATCTAATGCAGCAATTCTAAACTTTACAATCCCTAAAGGTGATACGGGAGCCACTGGTGCTGCTGGAAGTGATGGAAGTGATGGAAGTGATGGGGCTGCTGCGACAATAGCTATTGGGACAGTGACCACAGGAAACGCTGGATCAAGTGCAGTAGTAACAAATTCTGGATCGTCAAGTGCTGCTACTTTTAACTTTACTATTCCAAAAGGGGATACAGGAGCTCAGGGGCCAGCAGGACAAGACGGACAAGATGGTGCAGACGGAGCGATCAGTGATGGAGACAAGGGAGATATTGTTGTAAGTAACTCTGGTTCGACCTTTACTATAGATAATGATGTTGTTACTGCTGCTAAGTTGGCGGACACTTCTGTCACGGCTGGTAGTTATACAAATACAAATATCACAGTTGATGCA